CTTGTGACATATTGTTTACCATTATCCTTATAATGCTTGCAATCTGCTCTGCAACATAAACGGCATTTGACTCTAATATTTGGGCATTTTTACTTAAGTTATCTGACATACCGCTCAAACCCCTCTGCTGCGACCTGGTAGGCCTCCCTCTTGCTCTCGGCGCTACTTGCCCCAGATGCCAGTAGCCTTATGTATTTGTTATTATATGCTTTTACAATGGTGATTATTGTGCCATTTCTATTAGGAATATCTGAATCAGATATCTTTACGACTAATTGGGTTAATAGCTTATCGTAGTCCTCCGAGTTTGACTCTGCAATCTTTTTTATTAAAAAATCTGAAAAAGATGCGAGCTTATACTCGCCGGATCTGTCTAACAAGTCCGACATATCAATCAGCAGATCCCTTAGCTCATCATGATTAACAGGCGCTGCTTTGCCTATATCATCCTTCATAAAAACCCCTTCTTCTTCATTTTCCATAGGAATAGATGACTCCCCCGGCATAACAAGCCCCCTGCCTATACCTCCGCCATTAGAGTGGTACTGGTCTACGGGCTCTGGAATGGCCCCGGAGTAAGGCTTCGTCTTTGACGGAAGTTTATTTACATAAGATATTTTTTTCATCTCTTCCTTACCTTACCAAAGCCTTTGGAGTTCACTCTATCAGCTAGGGATTTTCCTTTTATCTTTTTTGGTTTAAACGACTTGCCTTTTGGCGACTTTAACTTTCCTCCACCAGAAACCAGGTCTGCTGGAGTAAAATATACCTTTTCTCCGTCTGGAGAAATAGTCTCATAATATGGAGTTGTTTGCGCCTCTCCAGCCTTGATAATATTATAGTTATAGTTGCCTGCTATAGATAGTTTAAAATTAGTATCAGAAGAAGTATTGTGAATAAAAAGAAGGTTATCACCAGAGACCATACCCTCGGTGATGCTGCCATCTATAACTATAGATAGGTTAATATTTCCATCATCTATTATAAATGATAAATCATTTATATATCCAAGGATATCATCTTTAAGATATGAATTCTTAAAAGAAATATATCTAGATTCAATGAGATCATTGAAAATTGATCGAGAGTTACGATTTAGGTGCAAGAGAAGACTCTCGGATGCCACCTTGTTGGTAGACACGATTACATTAACGATAAGGCGCTCAGAGTCGTTATTTTTAACCTGATAATTAAGGCCAAGCTCATCCTCAGAAATAGACTCGCTAATAGATGTGTTGATGCCGTTCAGGGTGATGATAAGGTCGCTGTAATCCGCACTTGCTTGCTCACTAGTATCTGTGAGATTACTCAGAAGAGGATCGCCCGATTTTCCTTTGTTGACCGAGAATATGCTGTCAACTTGCTCGCCGTACCCCTCGGACTCTCCACTCTGACCACTGGCGTCTGATCTGCCACTGTGGTCGGCCATACCATCAAACACAGAAGGATACCTGATGAGCTTCTGCGAGGCTGACACAAACATTTGAACGGCCTCTCTTACACCTGAGTCGACACGACCTCCCAATAAAATCTGATTTGGCAACTCACCAATGTACTTTTGGTATGCTCGATATACGTCTATCACAGCCTTCTTGTCAGACTCGATAAGCGATATTGCGCTACTAACAATTCCCTGGGTAGAGTAAAGGTTTTTATCAGAATAAATGGTGGATGATCCAGACTTACGATCTCTTATTGAATACATGTTTTTTAGCTCAACAACTCTATCGGGAAGTTTCTCTGAAAACTCAAACTCACCATTTACGCTAGAGTTCCGCAAGTGAAATATTAGTTTCTCAATATTTTTCATACTAAACTTTAAGTCTTTAAGGTATCTGGCAAAATGGCTTTCTGCAATTTCATTATTCTTCTCCGCCCCATATCCGATATTCATATTCGCCTTCATTCCTCCGATTTGATCATTAGAACTTGGAATAACTCCACCAGATAGTGCGTCTAAAAAGTTTGACATAGTCTTGAAGATAGAGTTTGTTTGACTTAGCTTGTCAATGTCGCTATCAACCGCTCCGAGTATCGAGAAAATCCTCTGAGCACTATCATGATTCTGCTCGGAGTCATCCTCGGGCCTTGCCTCTTCGGCCCCTACTGACTCGCTAAGGCTAACTTCCGCCAAAGTTATGCCGAGTCCTTCTTTTGATGATACACTCATGCGATTATACCGGGCCCATTTCTGGACCCTCAGGGGGAACTCCGGGAATACCGCCATCGCCATCGGAAGGCGATCCTGGATCGGTCTTTGTTCCGGGAGGCTCAATAATCGACTTTGCAGGATCTAGAGCAGCAAGCTCAGACAGCTTCATATTCCCCAAGACCTGTTGCTCTTTTGCAAATATCTGCTCATCTATCATCTCTTCGCGAATTCTTCTCCTCTCCTCCTCATAGCTTAGACCAAGACTTCTGTGCAAGGTTTGCACAGAAACCTGCTTGTTTCCAACGAACTGTCCGACAGAATTTGTGAAATCAGCCATATCGTAAAGATTCATATGGTTAAAGTCGATAGATGGAACCAAGAGTCTTTTTTCTCCGTCTTTATATTCAAAAAAGTCTTGAATCTCACATATTGGCGCAAAAATCTTTCTTTCAAGCCATTTCTTGATCATATTTCTAAATATATCATATCTCTGCCTAAGAACTTCGAGACCAACAGATGAACTTGCATACGTGGCAGCCTCCTGGTCCATAAGTGACTTTGGCGTCATGAGCCCTGCGTAAAGGTTCGTTAATATATGCTCAACATCGGAGCCTATATCTAATACGCCGCCGCTGAAGCCCACCCTCTCTATCTTTACGCCATTGTGAGTGACGATCTTAAAGTCTTTATCATACTGAGCTTCCTCCAAAACGTTCTTAAAGGCCTCTATGTCTGATTGCGTCGGGCGATAGTCCTCTCCACCAAGGGTAACTAGGGTTAGCGGGTTTACCATTCCATCTGCTTGGGCAAACTTTGACTCCCTAAGCTTGTCATATAGCATTAGATCCTTATATACCGCAACAATTATTGAAGTACCTCTAATGTCATAGGGAGAGCTGAGAAGCTTTAGATGGGATACGTTGAATGCGTCAAGAGGTATGTTCATTCCCTTTTTAACATACTGAAGAATATGCTTTGGAATATGCTTCTTCATAGATATGTCAGAAGGAGAGGTTGATCCTATTATTCTCTGCAAGTTAGCATCAGGACGAAGAGATACAACCGTATGATTGCCTATTACAGACTTCTTTACGTGTACATAATCTGGATTCAGAATAGTAACCCTACTCCACACTCCCATGCTTTCGTCTAACTCAGCGTAAGGAAATGCCTCGCCCATCTTCCAGAACTCTAGCGCTGCACCATATACAACGGAGTAGAGATCAATCCGCTCTGCCATCTCCATAAAAAACTGCTGAACCTTCTTGTTCTTACAGGTGATATTTATTTTGCTAATAGGAAATGATGCATGCAGATTTATTGCATTCCTTACAATTGGATGAGTATCGTAAAACACTCTATTCCAGGCGTTCATCGTAACTCTGTCTCTCGGCAGATTTAGATTTGCAAGCTGGAATAGCGGGGAATATATCTCCGGACTCATCCTATCAGTTGTTGAGGAAGATGTCGGGCCCATCATTGGAGATGCTATAGATGCGCTCTTCAGCATATTTACAGAATTTCTCCTAAAGCCAGGGCTATGAGCTATTGCTGCGGAAACATTTTTTCCAATGTCTCCATCCAATATCTTGTTCTCAGCATCAGATATCTGAGCCCTTCTAACCTCAGATATGGAACCTGCAGCCTTTTTTCCGATAGTATTTGCGGGCCTGTTTCTGCTTCTCATCTTTCTTCTCATCTTTAAAGTCTCCTCTTAATGTTTGCGAGGGTAGACCTTGGAAATTCTACACTCTTTTCGTGTCCTGGCTTTATCGTAAATCCATTTGTTATATCAAATTTGTACGCCATATAAGCGTACATTAATGCCATAAATCCATCATTTGGAACAGGCCCTTTGACGAAAGTCTTGACAGGCTGTCCTCCTACTGTTTTGATTTTTGACTCCATTGATGTGCAGTGATCTATTAGCCACTCAAGGTATTCGTAACTTTTCCACGGAAACCTTATCTTACCCTTTCTAAACATATCTATAAGTTCGTCAATTAATAAATCCTTATTATAAGAAACGATGAGTTCATCCTCTCTAAATTTTATCGGCTTAACCAAGCTTCCGCTACCCTGTGCTCCAAGAAACTTGTCCCTATACATCACTTGCATGTCATGAACAACATCCTGCCCAAAGAACCAGTCAGAGACTCCTCTTGTTACTCCAAACCTCCTATACATCTCTTTTATAGTTTCTTTCTTATAAGAGTGAGTGTTTTGTCTCAACTTGTGGGCGTGTTCAACGGATAGAACTCCATCTGGTCCTGCAGATAGAATTACAACGCAGGAAAATGACTGCCCGCCTTTGGCTCCCGGATCATCATCCTTGCCGCCCCAGTCAACTCCAAGGTAAACAGATTTTTCGCCCGGCTTTATAGATCTTGCAAAAGATCTATCTGGGTCCCGACATAAGTTGTAGACCTCAGCCTTGGTAAGCGGCGCTCCTGCGCCAGAGTAAAACTCTCCCAAAACCTCATTCTTCCAAAGGCGCTCAGTTTGAGCCGGATTGTTTTCCGGCATTAGCTTTTCAATATTCTCCTTAGTAAAGTATGGTATATAAAGCTGGTTAAGATGATATCCGACAAAGTCGCAATCCTTTTCATCTTTGGACCCAACCCACTTTCCGAGCCCTATAGCCTCTACCTTTTTTTGCTTTGTTCCACATAATGGACATTGAATGACATTTTCGTAAAGCCATATTGACTTCCATCTGTCGTCATCGGGAAGATAAAAGGGATAAGTTTTCTTGCAATTAACGCATCCGAGGTGATAATATCGCTGGTCTGACATATCCCAGATGGTAGAGAAGTGGGTGTTTCTACCCTTTGGTGTTCCGAAGTATACCTGAACCCCTTGGCCAACTGGCCCGTATTTTGCCGCA